AATGTCTTAGGGCTCGCAAAGACGGCACGAAAACAAAATGGTCTGGTGGGAAATCACTTAGAAGCACTGGAGAACGAATGATAATCAACTGGTTTGGTTATTAGCGGTGGTATTGGTAGCTGGGATAGCAGTCATAGCTGTATCCTTTGCTGAATGGCTAAAAGATGATTAAAACAATAATACATTACGTATCAGATCAATTAAATATAAAACCAACAATATTGCCGCAATTAAGAATAAAACATTTGAAGGAATTATATGTTTAATTTATATTTATAGTAGAATGGAGAAACTGAATGGCTTTTAGAGTAATGAGACAATTATATAATGCACCTTCAGCTAGTGTAAGTGAAAGTGTTACTTGGACTGACCCACCGTGGGCAAAGAGAAAAGTGTATATTATGTCTTCAAGTGATATGCCAGTTTGGGAATTTGCTGAAGAATCAGATGCTAATGCAAAAGCTCAAGAACTGAGTGGTTCAGATTCTATGAATAGAGTGTATAAGGTTATTGAAGTATAAAAAAAGCTTGTATTTTCACAAGACAATTCAATATATATAGTTAACGTAACAATAGTTAAAGGAGAAAGAAGTTATGGCTGATGAAATTAAATTTTCAGAAGATGAGTTAAAATCACTTCAGGAATTACAAAATTCCTATCAGGAAAAACAGTTGCAATTTGGACAACTTAAAGTTCAAAATGTTCTTTTAAGCCAACAGTTAAGTGCACTTGAAGCACGTGAAGTTGAGTTAGAAGAAGAATACGGTGAAGTTCAAAAATCTGAACAGAAGCTAGTAGAAGATTTGAATAAAAAGTATGGTCCAGGGTCTCTCGATCCAGCTTCAGGAGTATTTACACCTCAACCAGCTGAACCTGCAGTAGCAGATGTTCCAGATATGGCGAAGGCACCTGCAGCTGATGTAGAAGCTTAATATATAAATAAATTTCCTCGTTAAATATCGTTTACGAATTTTAATTGATATTTATAACTGAGTTTTCTAAACTCATGTAAATAGTCATTAAACTTAACGTAATTTTAGGAGAAAATCAATGGCAGAAAGAATCGTAAGTCCAGGTGTATTTACCCGTGAAAGAGACCTTTCATTTCTTCCTCAAGGAATTAGTGAAATTGGTGCGGCTATAATTGGCCCAACTGATAAAGGTCCGGCGTTTACTCCAACAGTTCTTAGAAATTTTTCGGAATTTGAAGAAATGTTTGGTGGTACGTCTAAATCGTATTATACACCATACGCAGTACAACAATATTTAAGAAGTGCTGGTTCAGTAACGATAGTCCGTGTCCTCGGTATAGGGGGATACAGAACAGATTTTGTTAATTTACAACTTTCAAGTTCGTTAGGCTTAAAAACTGTTGCAGTTCTTGCACCGTCAAGAGGCGGGTTAAATGGAACAGCAGATCTAAGTGCAACTGCCTCCGGTTCAAACGGAGATTGGGAGTCATTTGATCTTGTTGTTAGTGGTAGTGATACTTCAGCTTTTAGTAAAACTATTTCATTTAATACGTCTAGTGCAGATTATATAGATAAAGTATTAAGTTCTGATCCACAGGTTCAGAAATCAGGTCAGGATACTGCACCTGTTTATTTGTATAAAAACTTTAAATCACATCAATCACATGCAGCATATACAGCTGGTTCAGCTCAAGCATATGTTTCAGCATCTCGATCTGTAGGAGATAACACATTTGATTTTACATCAGGGGTACAGTCTTTTGATGCAGATGGTAATGCTAATTCTTGGACAGGTAACTCAAGTTATTCTGTAGCTAGAACACCATATGTTCAGTCTCAAAGAATAAGTGGAGCAAGGTATAGTCTCTTTAGAGTTTATACTCGCTCTCATGGTTCAAGTATGAGTTCACAGTTTAAAGTATCAGTATTGAACGTTAAAGATGCTAGTGCAGTCGCTGGTTCTGATTATGGAACATTTTCAGTACAAATTAGACGACATGCGCCAGGTAAAGTTAATAATGATCAAGTGGTTGAACAATTTGATAGTCTAACGTTTGATCCTTCAAGTGCAAATTATTTTGCTCGTAGGATTGGAAGTAGATTTGTTGAAATAGATTCAAATGGTAAATTGACATATAAAGGTGATTGGCCCAATATGAGTAAACATATTCGTGTTGGTGATTTTGCAGATGTTGAATCAATGCCAAAGACGGTTGTTCCAATGGGACACGCAGCAGTAATAAATCCAGTATTAGGTACGGCATCTCAAGTTCCTACTGCATCTTTCCAAAAAATACAGGAAAATGCACAAGGAAGTTTTGATGGTAATGTACTTTATGGATTTAAATTCGGTTCTTCAGAATTCGATAACCATCAGTATTTATCACCTATACCTCTTAATGCAGCAGCAGGTAACAATGTTAGTATGAGTCTTGAAGACATGTACGGACATGCATCAGCAGCTGATTTAGGTGGTTCGGTATATGCAGATGGAACTGAAAAAATAAGTTTATCTAATTCACATCTTAAACAACGTAAATTTGTTGTTCCTTTCCAATGGGGATTTGATGGAGCTAATCCAGCAACACCAAAGAATACAGCTAATGATATATCAGCTACAAATACAATGGGATTCGATTGTTCAAACAATGAGGCTAGTGGAACTATTGCTTATAAAAGAGCAATTAACGCTATAAGTAATCCTGATGAATTTGATATTAATCTTTTGGTAATGCCTGGAATTATCCATCAATATCATCCAAAATTAACAAATCATGCCATTGAAAAAATGGAAGATAGAGGTGATGCTCTTTTTGTTATGGATGGTTCTTCTTGGTCTAGAGGTATAACTAATGCATGTTCTGATATTAGTACATTAGATACAAACTACGCAGCTACATATTATCCGTGGGTTAAAATCTTAGATGATGGTAATAACCTACCGGTATGGGTGCCGCCTTCAGTAGTACTTCCAGGTGTAATCGCTTACACCGACAGAGTAGCACATGAATGGTTTGCGCCAGCTGGATTGAACCGAGGTGGTCTGACAACAGTACTTGAAGCAAAAACGAGATTAACACATGCGGAACGTGATGAATTGTATGAAGGTAGACTTAATCCAATAGCATCATTTCCAGGTCAAGGTGTGGTTGTTTGGGGTCAGAAGACTCTACAAAGCAAACCATCAGCACTTGACAGAGTTAATGTTCGAAGATTGTTGATTAAATTGAAGAAGTTTATTGCAAGTTCAAGTAGATATTTAGTGTTTGAGCAAAATGATGCAACGACACGAAATAGATTCATGAATATTGTGAATCCTTTCTTAGAATCAGTACAGGCTAACAGTGGACTTTCCGCTTTTAAAGTAGTAATGGATGACAGTAATAATCCACCTGATGTTGTGGATAGAAACCAATTAGTTGGTCAAATCTTCATTCAACCTACAAGAACAGCAGAGTTCATCGTATTAGATTTCGTTATACTACCTACTGGAGCAACATTTCCAGAGTAATTTGATTTATAATAGAGTATAACATATAATCGTAGTCATACGAAAGTAAAAAGCCCCTCTTATGAGGGGTTTTTTATTGTATAAAGTAAAACTTCTAAAAAACTGTTAAGAATGTATAGTTTTTTTAATGATAAGATGATGATGAATTTTTTAGGTTTGTTATATTTATATATGAAAGTAAAGTAATAATTAAATAATCGGAGAAACAGAATGCCTGAATTACTTGATCCTTCTGAGATAATGTTTACACCATTTGAACCGAAGACTAAAAATCGTTACATCATGTATATGGAAGGGATTCCTGCATACCTTGTTAAGACAGCAAACAGACCAACAATTGCATTTGAAGAGATTGAATTAAATCATATTAATGTAAAAAGGTGGGTTAAAGGTAAAGGAACTTGGGAAACTTTAGAATGTACTTTGTATGATCCAGTTGTACCTTCTGCAGCACAAGCAGTTATGGAATGGGTTAGATTATCCCATGAATCTGTAACAGGTAGAGATGGATATTCTGATTTCTATAAGAAAGATATTACTTTGAATGTTTTAGGACCTGTTGGTGATATAGTAGAAGAGTGGACAATGAAAGGTGCTTGGATTCAAACAGCAACTTTTAATGATTTAGATTGGGCCACAAATGATCCAGTAGAAGTAACCCTAACATTAAGGTATGATTACGCAATATTACAATTCTAATTTTTATAGGTTATTTTTTATTAACTTCGATATATATAATTAAAGAAATGGAGATATACTATGTCAGTTATCGCAGATAAATCTTGGTATAAGTCAAAAACAATTTGGACAGCAGTTGTTGTTTGTGCAGCTAGTATTGCTGGTGAGTTTGGGATTGAAATTCCTGAATCAGTTTTTGGTGTTCTTGCAGCATTAGGTCTGTACGGAGTTCGTGACGCTGTAGGGAAATCAAGTTAAGTAAAACAAAATTTTAAAGGTTATGGAATGGTTATAAAGTCTATTCCAGATTTTACATCAAATATTAATAAAGGAGATTCAGCATGCCTGAAACTAAATTTCCTACAGAGGTAGTTAGTTTGCCTTCTAAGGGACATTATTATTCAAAAGACGATCCATTGTCAAGTGGTGAAATTGAAATTAAATATATGACAGCAAAAGAAGAAGATATTCTTACTTCTCAGAATTTAATTCGTAGAG